GTCTAAATAGGCTGATTCAAGGCATTTACGGGAGAAAAAATCGGCTCAAACATGAAGAAATGAAATGACTGAGTCAGCCGAGAAGTATTTCCCCGCTTATTCGCACCTTCCCTAGATAGAATCCACTCAGTGTACACTGAAGCCCGCTCGACGCTTTCTTGTTCGTAACTTCGATTTTAGTCAATTACCTTGTTTTCCTCGCACGATGTCTTAGCCACCGGATATCCCACAGGTGAGCCGTGTAATTGAAGGTTTTTACGTCAGATTCTTTTGGGATTGGCTTGCGTTTATTTCTGTAGCGTTTCGTTGGAAGGTATTTGCAGTTTTCGCAGATGATGTCGGTGAAACTTCGTCGCTGTCGCCTCATGCCGCCCTCCTGACGCCCTGCCCGATCGCCATCAATGCCGCTTTGGATACAGTAGTAAACATTCGTCGAGGACTGATGAACGGCCGCCAAATCAGCAGCATGGAGCCTTTGCTGTTTCCCTTCTTCTCCAGCCCTGTCGATGGTTCGATAAAATTAATCCGTCCATCAGTGATAATGCGAACTTCGTCGACACTCTCCAGAGCCTTGCTGAACCATCCGACTGACATATCCTCTGGCACAAGCATCACTACCGTCTGTCGCTGTTGTATGCACTGCTCAGCGGCTTTTTCCACCCACGGCCTGATATTGCTGTACGGTGGGTTATTCCAGATTGCACCGTGGCTTATCCACTCAGAATTTAGCGCGTCGTCGGCCTCAGTTAGCCAGTGAGCGCACAGAGCATTTTTGTCGCTCGCAGCTGAATCCAGCCAGAATCCAAACTCAATATCCAGTGCATCAAAAAGCCAAAGCGGCGTTTGCCAGCAGTCCTTGTCGTGTGATGGCGTATTTGATTTGATAGTCATGCAGCTCTCCCTTTTCGTTGTGACCATTCATACTCTCGCCAGGAGTCATCACTCCACCGCACGTTGCGCTCTGAGCCGAACCAGAACATGATTTCGATAAGCTCAGTCATGCTGGCCTTCCGCATTTTGCTGGTACGCACGCCAAGCATGACAACGCCACCGTCGATACCAGGCACACTTCGTTGCTCCAGTTTTTTGGTCTTAAGCCACAGGGCAGTGAACAGGTCTTTCCAGTCTTCCGGCGCCAGCCGTTGACCATGCCATAGCACCTGACGCGAAACATCGTTCAGCATCGGCCACATACGGTCATTCTGCGCTTTGCTGCGCCTGGGTTCTTTAACGTGGACTTCGTGGGGTGACTTGTCGTCGATGGGTAGTGAGAGAATGGCGTCTATGGCGTTATTTCTGATTGCTTCGTTGCGAAGCAGAAAGGTTTGCTTCATCTCCTGCTCTCCGGTTCCATTTTTCAGCCGCCGCAGCAACTGATGGTGCCCATGCCCCCCTGGCTTCACAGAGGTCACATTCTGCATAGCCCCACACATCAATATTTATTCCGGCCTCAACCCACAGACGAGCATTACCGCCGCAAAACGGACATTCTTTTAGCTTTGGCTGGGTTAATGATAGGTCGCTCATGCTCACTCCTTCACTTAAAATCCAGACTCCGGATAATTCTGTTGCGCTGAAACTCATTGTTGAGTTTGAACAACCGTCGAAGAACACGGTCACGCGGATAGCGTCGTGCGGCAGGTGAATGCTCATACAACTCATCAAGCGGCAAACTGGACGATGAACGATACCGATACCAACGCACCAACTCTTCACGAAAATTAGCCCTGACAAGCTCAGCTATCGTACTCATTTCTTAAAACCTCCTCAAACGCATTCTGACGCATTTTTCATTCTCGCTGCTTATCGGCTGCCTTGCACGTGCTTACCTCACCACAGAGCGATTGTGATGCCTTAAAAGCGATTTATTGAAGTGATATTTGCTTAATCGAAATTCTTTTCTTTGATTCCTGCGGCCCTGATGGCTTTCATTACTGCAATTACCGTTTTGTCACGCCCATCCTCATAACCCATCGCATAAGCACCTTCTTCACCATCTTTCCAAAGGTCGTCATTCGATTCGGGCCAGTCGATATCCAGTTCAATAGCTGCTCGTGATGCCTGCCATATCACCCAGGTAAACTCTTTTAATTCATCGTCTTCTGTAAACTGGCTTTTGTCTTTTGACCACCAGTTTTCAAACTGTCGGTAGCTATCGTTCACTTCCCTCTCCCCCAAATAAAAAGGCCTGCGATTACCAGCAGGCCTGTTACAAGCTCAGTGATGTAGATGGTCATCTTTTAACTCCATATACCGCCAATACCCGTTTCATCGCTGCACTCTGGCGACACTCCTTAAAAATCAGGTTCGTGCTCACCTTTCCTTCCCGTTCTTCCCTGGTAGCAAACCGGTAATACACCGTTCGCCAGACCTTACCTTCGATAACCAGAAGACCTGCCCGTGCCATTTTAGCCGCGGCCTGATTTATGCTGGTTACTGTTGCGCCTGTTAACGCGGCAACGTCCGGCGCACAGAAGCTATTATGCGTCCCCAGGTAATGAATAATTGCCTCTTTGCCCGTCATACACTTGCTCCTTTCAGTCCGAACTTAGCTTTAATTTCTGCGATCTTCGCCAGCGCCTGAACATGATTTAGAGGTCTGCCGCCCATGACAGGAAGTTGTTTTACTGGTTCAGGGATCACCTCACCACGATTAATTCTCGCAGTCATATGGACAAGCTCATCTGCGGCCTTGCGCCGTAATTCCGCGTCAGTCAGCGCATTGGCCCGCATGTTCTGGTACAGGTTGGTAACCAGCCAGTAGTGCGCGTTTGATTTCCACGGATAAGACTCTGCATCCGGATACAGGCCACGCTTCCGGCAATACTCGTAAACCATATCAACCAGCTCGCTGACGTTTGGCAGTCCGGCGATAACGGATGCTTCTTCCCGGCACCATGCAACAAACTGCCCGGGTGATGGAAGAAATGGTCGATTCTGCCGACGGGCTACGCGCATTCCTGCGTTAACCTGTTCCATCGAGGTGATCCCGTTTTCCCGGAAAGCCAGAACCCACTGGCGGCGGATTTCATTCAGTTCGTTCTGGTCCCGGTTAGCCAGACTCGCCGGGAAAGTTGCCAGTAACTGGCTGAACACACCGTTGATGATCTGCGCTACCTGTTGTACCTGCGGCTTTTCGTCGTACTGTTCCGGCATGTTGTTGGTGATCCGACGCATCTGCTCACGGTCAAAGTTAACCATCTGTGCGGCGATGTTTTTCATAAATCCACCCCGTAAATCCAGTCAGTGTTTGTCAGGTCGAGTTTTGGTTTTCCAGCTGTCACGCCAGCCTGTTGCTTGTTACGGTTGATTTCGAGCTGGGTCCACTTGTCGCGGAGTTTGGCCGGACTTAGCACGTTACCGGACCAGAAGTTGTCCTGGCATGCCCAGCGGAACAGCACGCACATGTCGCGGTGGTTACGTCCGTCACGTTCACGCATCAGGCGGATATCGTTAGCCCACCCTGCAAAATTCGGTTTTCTGGCTGATGGTGCGATGGTCTTCACCATGTCAAACATCCACTCTGCGGCGGTCAGGTCTTCTGCTGTTCCCCACTTGCTGCCGCTCTGAATTGCAGCATCCGGTTTAACCACAGAAAGATCGTTTTCTGGCTGGTCAGAGGATTCGCCAGAATTCTCGGACGAATAATCTTTTCTTTTTTCTTTTGTAATAGTGTCTTTTGTGTCCCCCTGTTTTGAGGGATAGCAATCCCCTAATTTGAGGGATGTTTTATCCCTCGTTTTAGGGGATTTTCCCTCGTTTTGAGGGATGTCCCTCATTTTAGGAGAACCTCCCTCGTTTTGAGGGATGCACCATTCTGAGGTGTTTTTATTTGGTCCAAACATGCCGCCTTGCTGCTTGATAATATTCATTCTGACGAGTTCTAACTTGGCTTCATTGCACCGTTTGACAGGTAACTTTGTAATCTCGCTAAGTTGAGAATCGGTGATTCTGTCCATTGGTTTATTCCACCCATAGGTTTTACGCAGAATGGCAAGCAGCACTTTAAACTGTCGCTTGGTCAGATCTGCGCCTGAATAAGCCTCAAGCAGCATATTTGATAGTCTGGCGTAACCATCATCGAGATCTGCCACATTACGCTCCTGTTCGGCAAAGTTACCTCTGCCGAAGTTGAGTATTTTTGCTGTATTTGTCATAATGACTCCTGTGGATTGATCCAGTAATTCCCTCAGAATTGCATATCAATTTGCTTAGAGTCCCCGGCGGCCACCGGGGATTTTTTCTTTGTGATTTCATCAAGCGCATACTTAAAAGCTCTGCTAATCGGACTGATGTCTGATGCCATGCCAAAAGCACACAAGACCGAAGCTATAAACCTCCAGTCTGTTCTGCTTATCTTCGATTCATGACAGCCAATCATCTTTGCCAGACCGCGCTGGGTAAGCGTTGACAGGTTGATGAGTAAATCAGTTTCAGCGCGATCAATTTCTCGCTGTGATAGTTTGCTGTAACTTGTTTGTTCCATTTCTTAAGATTTCCAATAGTGAATAGCTAGTTGAAAGGTATGCGTGGAAACGCATATGGCCTTAGTTGGTCAGATATATTGGGACTCGCTTTGTCAGCGACGTAGGACGAATGTCCATTGTGAAAATAGCGGTGTTACTTATGCAGCCAGAAGGTTCTTTTTGCTTATTTCAAGCATTTCGCTTGCTTGATATTTGCCACCAGAAATCTCTTCGATTTTTGATGCGTATTTAGTTTTCCCAAAAAACTCAGTCTTAGGGAGGAAGCCGTTTTTGAGCCACTTATAGACAGCCCTTTCGCTAACTCCACAAGCCTTCGCAACTTCAGGGATGCCGACACCTTTAATCGGCTCATCAAGATTTTGCATAGGAATATCCTTTTTCGTACTTTCAGTACGCATTATGGTTGAACTGAAAGTTTTTGCAAGTGCTTTAGTATCGTACTCATGGTTCAGAATGAAAAAGTGCGCAAAGAATTCGCCCAGCGGCTAGCGCAAGCCTGTAAAGAAGCTGGTCTTGATGAACATGGTAGGGGAATGGCTATAGCCCGTGCCCTTTCTCTTTCGTCCAAAGGCGTTAGCAAATGGTTTAATGCTGAGTCTTTACCGCGTCAGGAAAAAATGAATGCGCTTGCGAAATTTCTAAACGTTGATGTTGTTTGGCTTCAGCACGGCACTTCGTTAAATGGAGCGAATGATGAAGATACTCTTTCATTTGTTGGCAAATTAAAAAAAGGGTTAGTGCGCGTGGTTGGTGAGGCAATTCTTGGTGTTGATGGTGCCATCGAGATGACCGAAGAGCGCGATGGGTGGCTCAAAATTTATAGCGATGATCCAGATGCCTTTGGTCTTCGTGTGAAAGGAGACAGCATGTGGCCCAGAATAAAATCAGGAGAATATGTACTCATTGAGCCTAACACCAAAGTATTCCCGGGTGATGAGGTGTTTGTCAGAACCGTTGAAGGACACAACATGATTAAGGTTCTTGGCTATGACAGAGATGGAGAATACCAATTTACAAGCATTAACCAGGATCACAGGCCTATAACGTTGCCTTATCATCAAGTAGCAAAGGTGGAGTATGTAGCTGGTATTCTGAAGCAATCTCGCCATCTGGATGACATCGAGGCAAGGGAGTGGCTGAAAAGTTCGTGACTTCATCGTCACATAGCTGGTAACCAGTGGCCTGAAGAGACGTTTGGGTAAGGAGGATAGATGGCGTTCAATGACCTTGAATATCAAGCAGTAAAAAAAGAAGTTCACCAATTCATTGAAAGCATAAGGCCGCCTGAACATATCCGCAATGAACTGGATATTGTTTATAGCATCAATGACCAAACGATAGATATCGGCGAACAGCGCCCCGTGTGGCAGGGCAATCCAGGTGAAACAAACATCCTGCCATCAGCAAGAATCAAGTACATACGTTCTCTGGATAGATGGAAAATCTATTGGATGCGGAAGGATATGAAATGGCATCAGTACAGTACTGAACTTTCGCTGACTGATGCGCTTGAGCTTGTGCGTGCTGACCCGGATTGCTGCTTCTTCGGATGAGTGAAGAGACGTTTGGATGATGGATGGTCGCAGAGATGCGGCCTGATTCTAAAATAGGATATAAAAAATGAGAATACTAGGTGTTAGAGCGGCGCCCAAAGTTACATCTTTTGTTGTATATTGCACTAATGAGTCTGCACTCAAATGTGTTGATGTTATTAAAATACCTTCGACCTTAGACACACCAGAAAAATTAAAGTATGTGAGAAATAACATCCTCGACATTCTTAATTTATATAATGTTGAATTAGCTGCCATACGCGTTACTGAATCAAACTCTGATAATCTTAGCATTGACCGCCTTTATATAGAAGCTGTTATTCAAGAAGCATTTTCAAGCAGTGATGTAAGAAAATATTACACTATTAGAAAATCTGGCATGAAATCATCATTGAACCTAACAGAGATCGAGTATAAAGAAATATTGAAGTCACACCGCAATATAAATGGAATCGATAATTCTGGTTTTACAACTGAAACAAATGAAGCTGTTTTGGCTGCACTATCTGCGGAGGTAAGGGGATGCTAACTCCATACAAAAGAGCTGATGTAGAATTCGAATGGATTAGTGATCTAGAAGAACAGGGTTGTTTTTCAAAAGTATATCTGGCTCATGACAGACACCTAGCTCATGACTTGGTGATTAAAGAAATAGAAAAAAAAGAAAACACTAACCACGACGACTACTTTAATGAAGCAAGGCTTCTCTATAAACATGCACATCCAAATATTGTGCAAGTTCAGTATGCTGCTCAATGTGAGAGCAATATCTATATAGCCATGCCATTTTATCATAATGGTTCGCTAAACCAATTAATGAAAAAAAATAATCTTACAAGCAGGGAGATAATACGGTATTCCATTCAATTTTTAAGTGGACTTTATCATATACACTCAAAAGGTCTTATGCATTTTGATATAAAACCTAATAACATTATGATATCAAACAGAAATGAGGCCATGCTATCTGACTTTGGATTATCTCAGTTAGTCAATGAGGAATCGAGAGCTGCGCCTGAGTTTGGATATCATTTTCATGTGCTACCGGAATATTTTTCTTTATCAACAAATGATTATAATTTCACATATGACATATATCAGGCAGGATTAACCATATATAGAATGTGTGTTGGACATGATAATTTTGAAAGAGAAAGATCTGCATTTAGCACGATTGAACAACTCAGAGAGTCGATAATTAATGGCTGCTATCCATTAAAAGAGTATCCTCCCCATATACATAAAAAATTAATAACAATAGTGAACAAATGCATTCATGTAGATCCAAATGAAAGATATCAATCCGTACTAGATGTACTAAACGATCTCTCAGCTATAAGTGATGGCGTTCTTGACTGGCGTCTACAGATGACGAAACCAACTAACGGCACATGCGAATGGCAAAAAAAGTCTGGGGACGCTATACTGTCTATAGTTTTTGACGCAGAAAATTCGTCTACTACTGGTTTTCGTTTATACGATGATGGGCGGAAAAGGCGTGCTACGAACTTAACAATATCCTCAGGATGTACCCCTACAAAACTGTATAGGTTATTAAAGGATAACTGATCATGAAAAAGCGCGAGGAAGTAAGCAAGCTGCCTCGCAGACGTGATGCAGCATTAGCGGTTCCCTACAAAAAAGATGAGTTCATAAGCCCTTCTGATGACAAAAAATTTTCAAAGGCGAAAAGTTTTACATCTACATCTCTAAAAGATAAATACTTTAAAATCTAGCCCGGCCTCAGCGCCGGGTTTTCTTTGCCTCACGTTCGCCCACCTAAAAAACATAACCAATTGTATTTATTGATGTAACTCGCTAAACCATGCAGTTATGATCCCTGCCGCATAACCTTCATCAGCCACATTTTCAAAAATAAATTTCCTTATATATCAGAATCATACTTCGTAGAGTTAATAAATCACCAAAATTCGTACCAATAGTTCTTGATAATGCCGAACTATTGGTTCATTATTATCGTCGTCAGCAGGACGCATTACTCACCAGGGCGGTGAATATACAACGATTCGAATATGAATCTACGGCGCTGACAAAGCGCAATAACCAAAGTGAACTTTGGGGTGTGGTGAAGGGTTCATGGACGGGCATATGTCGCACGTAAAGCGGCGAGGCCTGCGGGACTATTGCCGAATTGAAGTAGGCCGAAACAGGTCGAAATGGGTCTCCCACCTACCACACCACCAAAGTTCATCAGGAGGTCTATATGACACGCAGAACTCAGTTCAAAGGCAATTCACGTTCTCGTCGTCGTGAGCGTTTAAAGGCAAAGGCATTAGCTAACGGCGTACTGGCCCGCGAAGAAGCAATAAGTTCAGAAGTATTACACCGCCCTACTCTAAGCAGAGCGCAGATTCAGGCTAAAGGTACTCACGAAACGCCTGAGCGCATAGAAGACGCTAAGCCAATTAAGTTCATGGCACAGGACGTGATCTGGCAACAGAAAGAATACAGACGCAATCTGGAGCGAGCGGCCATTGTGTACGCGAATGAGTTTGGACATAAGCAACCAGAAACTGGTGTATGTCTTCCAAACGTAGCCATTTACGCGGCAGGCTACCGGAAATCAAAACAACTGACGGCGAGGTGACTTGTGTTGGTCGCCAGAAAATGAAATTAGGCAGCAAACCACTTATTTGAGGTGAGATATGACAAAATCATGGAGCGTACCTTTTCCTGAATCAGAAACTGAACATGATGGAATGCCTGTTTTCTGGAGATTCCAGGCGACAGTTGAAGAAGATGGGATAAAAATATTCGCACTTCAATATATAGCTTTTCATCAGACAGAGCATTATGCATGGTTGGTTCCTGCGCATTGGATTGTTAATTTTAAACCAGCACCAAATCAGTGGTTACAGGAATGGAAACAAAGGAGAAATAGATATGCAATTAAGAAAGTAGCAAAAAATGCAGAAAGATCTTTTGCATTCCCAACGAAGAAACTTGCCATTGAAAGTTTATTGCGCCGGAAGAAATACCATTTAATGAGAATCAAACAAGATTTGGCTGTTGTATCAACTCTTGTTGATGGTATGAAGAATATTGATACATCAACACCAGATATTGAATATAACTTTGGACACAACCAAGAAACAGAAAATTGGGTATTTTATTAGTACGAATAAGCACTGTGTATTCATTCCAACGAGTGAATACACGGAGCAATGTCGCTCGTAACTAAACAGGAGCCGACTTGTTCTGATTATTGGAAATCTTCTTTGCCCTCCAGTGTGAGGGCAATTTTTTTGACGGAGGATATATGAAATTACGTGTCTGGCATATCCCGCAAGTACCTATGAAGCCGTTCATTGTAGAAGTGGCAAGTGTTGAAGAGGGTGTTCGTCTGATGGACGCACTGGCTGATTATGACGCCTTTCAGTATGACAACAACATCAAGCCTGATTACTGCAATGCTAACGGCCTTGAGATGTGGGATGAGAGCCTTACCGATGAAGATTTATCAGAGATGGGGCTTACTGATCGCTGGGTGGATTGGTACAGCGAATGCCAATGTTACGACGACCCACGTAAATATCTCGAAAGCCTGAAAGAAGAAACATCAGCCGCCTAAGCGCGGCTTTACCGCATACCAATAACGCTTCACTCGAGGCGTTTTTCGTTATGTATAAATAAGGAGCACACCATGCAATATGCCATTGCAGGGTGGCCTGTTGCTGGCTGCCCTTCCGAATCTTTACTTGAACGAATCACCCGTAAATTACGTGACGGATGGAAACGCCTTATCGACATACTTAATCAGCCAGGAGTCCCAAAAAATGGATCAAACACTTATGGCTATCCAGACTAAATTCACTATCGCCACTTTTATTGGCGATGAAAAGATGTTTCGTGAAGCCGTCGACGCTTATAAAAAATGGATATTAATGCTGAAACTGAGATCAAGCAAAAGCATTCACTAACCCCCTTTCCTGTTTTCCTAATCAGCCCGGCATTTCGCGGGCGATATTTTCACAGCTATTTCAGGAGTTCAGCCATGAACGCTTATTACATTCAGGATCGTCTTGAGGCTCAGAGCTGGGCGCGTCACTACCAGCAGATCGCCCGTGAAGAGAAAGAGGCAGAACTGGCAGACGATATGGAAAAAGGCCTGCCCCAGCACCTGTTTGAATCGCTATGCATCGATCATTTGCAACGCCACGGGGCCAGCAAAAAAGCCATTACCCGTGCGTTTGATGACGATGTTGAGTTTCAGGAACGCATGGCAGAACACATCCGGTACATGGTTGAAACCATTGCTCACCATCAGGTTGATATTGATTCAGAGGTATAAAACGGATGAGTACAGCACTCGCAACGCTGGC